TTCCTTCCACCCCTGCCAATAAAAAATATGGTCGCTCTAGAATGCAGATATATTAAGCACTCTAGAGCTTTTATATAGGTACAGATTTTTGATTGTACCTATATTTGTACCCATATTTCAAAAATTTAAGTTCATTTTAGACATGTAATCTTGGGCAATTTCTATATCGCTATTTTGATAATATTCAGTCATATTAACACTACTGTGCCCAAGTAAAGTTTTAGCTATTTTGTCAGGTACGTTACTTTTCATTAAAAAAGTTGCAAAATATCTACGCAAGTCATGTATTCTTATGTTAGGGTTTATATTATTTTTTTCTTTAAAAGATTTCCAGCGTCTATCTATTATATTAGATGGAATACAATTACCTTTCGAATTTATAAATAACAAATTATGCTCTTTGGCAAATTCGGGATTTATTAATCTTATTTTTCTTATTTCATTATTGTGAAATATTATATATTTTTTTAATTCTACTACAACTTGGTCCATAAGTGGAATACATCTTTTACTATCATTGGTTTTTAATACCTCTGTTATATAATATCCTTTACCTTTTTCAAAAGCTACTTGTTGTTTTACTTTTAAAAGCTTATTTTTCAAATCAATATTTTTAGTATCGAGACCAAGCACTTCACCTAATCTTAGGCCAACACTACTAGCGATAAAAACAATCATATACAGTTGATAATCTTCTTTTTTTAAAGTTTCACAAATATTTTTTAGTAAGTTATCTTTTACATGTACATGTTTTATTTTCTCTTGTTTAGGTAATTCAATAAAATCCATATAATTAGACTTAATGATATGTTTTTTATATAAATATCTTACAAAACAACTAAAACAACGATTTATTCTTACAATAGATTTTTTACCATTCTTTTTAATTATATCATTATATAGTTTTTGTATAACATCATCATTTAAATCTTTAATTTTTATATTCAAAATTGGCTTTAAATGACATTTTTTAATACTTCTATAATCATTTTTTGTGTCTTCATTGCAATTAGTTTTATTGTTTAACCATATATCAAATTCCTTATCTATTGTATTATTAATTCTATCATTATTATTAGATTGAGTAAGTAGTGAATAAGGGTCAAATTCTATTTTTTTAATTAGTTCTTTTAATTTATCATTACATGCTTTTTTATTTTTATCATATACATAATTATACTTTTTTTCATAATTATTGTATACAACACCACACCATCTATCTTTATGTTTTTTTATATGTCCTTTTAACATTTTATCATCTCCTTTTATCTTTTGTAGTAGCACACTTAAATTATTTAAAGTGTTAGATCACCTCCTTAAGTTTATCTTCATATAAGTTATAAGCTTTTTCTACAAATTCAACAGTTATACCCAATTCATCGGCTATTTCAAATTTATTCATATTTTGCATTAAAAATGATTTTAATGCTTTTTCTGGTATAATTTGATTAGCTAACCATTTGAAAGCTTTAAATTCATTTTTAGAACGTATAAGCATATTATAATAATCATTGCAAAATGGTAGAGAAGGAGTAACACCTACTTTATAATGTGAAATTTCTTCAGCTAGTGTCATTTTTTCATTAACTCCATAAAGTTTATTATCTAATAAAATATAATCTTCATTATCTATTTTCATATATAAACCATTTGATTTTTTTAATTTATTAGTATATGAAATATTAATATTTTCTTTATCTGCATAATTATATAAAGAATCTTTTGTCATTTGTAAATCCTCCTTTGTAAACAAATGTTTGTTTTGAAAAGTTATATATTAGCACTACCTATTTTGTAGTGCTTTTATCTTTAGTTAACTTGTCCATTATTAATATAAAGATTTAATGTTGCTAATATATCACATTTAATGTTATCAGTCATTTTTCCAATGTATTTATTGCATAAAGATTTTGGGATAAATTGAATGGCTCTCATGCGAATATAAGATTCTTTTTCCAATCTATTTATTTCATCAGGTTTTATCAAAATGTCTAGACAATGATGCTGTAATGTTTGACTTGAGAGTGGAGCAATTAATATTACATCTTCCTTTTTATCAAAATTAAAGTTAGAATGTTCTATTACTACAACAACCCTTTCATTATGATATTTTCTAAATAAATTATTAGGAAATTTTATTTTCTCATCAGGTACTCTCCAAATAGCACCCATTTGGTATTTTTTGTTATCCATTATTTCTTATATCTGCAAAAGACTTTATTAAATTTTTTAAGTATTTATTGTAGCCTTTTGTCGTCCCTTGTTTTATTCTTTCTTGTAAACGTTTTTGAGCAGCTTTCATATCTTCATTAGTTGGAACAAAAACATCTTCATCATATTTTTTTGGCATATTATCACCTATATTTCTATTACAAGTATTATATGCTTTTTTTTGATTTTTTACAACATTATCTAAAACAATATATTGGACATATTCATATTGAGGAGATACAGTTGAATTAAACATTGAACATCACTCCTTTTTAAAGTTTTCTAAATCTTTTTTATAATTATCATAAGTATATTGTAGATTATTAATTAATTCTGGAATACGTTCTATAGGCAATATAATTCCAGTTTTATATTTTTTTAAAAAAGTATTATCATCATCATATTGTCTTAATATTAATTTGCCATTTTCATCAGTTTCAGCTTCTGATGGGAATTTTGCAGATGTATCAACAAAAATAATTCTTGCATGATCATTTATGTTAGTTGAAATTAAATCATCTGCAAATACTTCTTTGTAATCCTTATCTATTTCATAAATAAATTTTTGCTTTTTCATAACATTATCTCCTTTTTTTATTATTTCTTTTTATTCCTAACCATTTTAATAAAATCGTTTATAAATTTCTTTTCATCATCATCCATATCAGATATATCAAGACCATCTTTCATACTTGCTGCGATTTGTATTGGTTCATTAAGCATGTCAGGTATATCTGTACGACCTAGTAAATAGTCGGTAGTAACATTAAAATATTCAGCTATTTTACTAGTAGTTTTTAAATCAGGCTCATTAATTTCTTTTTCATATTTATAAACAGTTTGTGGAGCAACGCCTAAATATTTTGCTAGTTCTTCTTGAGTAATTTGTTTTATTTCTCTTAATTCTTTGATTTTTTTACCTATCATAATAATCACCTAAAAAATTTTAAAAAATTATTTATTAATATTATAACATAACCAAAACGGTTAGTAAACATAAATAACCGAAACGGTTAAAATTTCCAAAAAAAGTATTGACAACTAACTAATTTGGTTGTATAATAACCGTAACGGTTAGCAAGGAGGTGCAATATGCTAAATAATTTAAAAGAATATAGAAAAAGAAATAACATTAAAGTGTCTGATATACTAAAAGTAATGAACACAAAGTATCCTATAACTTATTATAGAAAGGAAAATGGAGAAAGAAATTTTACTGCTGAAGAAGTTATTGTACTTTCTAATACTTTTAATATACCAAAGGAATTTTTTTTAAACAATAAATAACCGAAACGGTTAAAAGTAACATAGAAAAGAGGTGAATAAAAAATGGAAAATGACATTATTAATTTAGAAGAAATGTGTAAGATTTTAGATAAATCTCCAAATACAGTAAGAGATTATGCAAAGAAGAAAAAGATACCTGCAAGAAAAGTATTTGATGAGTGGTATAGTAGTAAGTTGGCTTTAAGCATGTTTGTTGCAGGTTATAATCCAGAAGAAATCTACGAAAAAATTGCAGAAAAAGTATTAAAAAAATCAGTTGAATTATTTATATAAAATTTTAAGGAGGTGAGATATATGTACAATTATCTAATAAGTAACAGAGAATTAATATTTGCAATACTAATAGCAAGTATAAGAGCAGTAGCAATTGCTTTTACATTTGCTGGAATAGTACAAACTGTAATATATCAGATTACAAAAAAGATATTTGGTAAAGGTTACAGTATTTACAATGAAATAGAAAAATTTGTATTAGAGGGGTAGGTGATAAAGTGATAACTAAGGAAACAAGAGCAGAGAGTAATTTAAAAGTGAAAAGAAAAATAAGATATTCACAAATAATAAATGAATTAGAAAAAGTTTATCCTAAAGGTTTATCTGTTAGGGAATTAATGAATAATTTAAATTTTAATGAAAGAAATTATATAGCACCAAGGTGTACAGAATTAAAAGATAAAGGAAAAATAGAAGAAATAGGTAAAACTTACGACTACATTACAAATAGAGAAATTACAGTATATAGATTAGTAAAGGAAGAGGTGAAAAGTAATGTTTGATTATTTAAAGAGTAAAGCTAAATTACACAAAGAAAAGAAAATGTTAATAGAAGAAAATTTAAAACTACAAGAACATATAAAAGCATCAAGAAAATACGAAAAATTTTTAGCAGATGAATTATTTAGATATAAAGATGAAGTATATATCTTAAAACAAAAATTAGAAGCTACTACCGTGGAAAGTAAAACAGCTTCTAACATATAAATATCAATTTGAAAAATACTTATATTTATATTATATCACATATGTCAAGGGAGGTTGAAATGAAAGATAGTTTTATTTTGTATTTAGAACAAAAAGAAATATTTGAAACTCTATCTGATAACGAAGCAGGAAAACTTATAAAAGCTATATTTGAATATGAAAGCACAGGACAATCTCCTAAGCTAAGTAAGACTTTAAATTTAGTTTTTATACCTATAAAAAATGCATTAGATAGAAATAAAGAAAAATATCAAAAAGTAGTAGAAAGAAATAAAAAAAATATACGTAAAAGATGGAATAAAGAAAATACCAAAAGTACCAGTGGTAAAAATGGTATACAAAAAAATACCAAAAATACCGATAATGAACATGATAATGATAATGATAATGATAATGAACGTGATAGTGATAGTGTAAATGATAATGATAGTGTAAGTGATAGTGATGTGCAAGCAAACAAAGAAAAAGTGTACACATTTTTGAAAGGATTTGGTAATTATGACAGTTAAACAATATATTAAACATTTAGCAATTATAACTAAAAAAACTTGTGATAAATATGATTTACCTACAAGTATAGATTTAAAAAAATATAGAGGTGAAGAGTATGAAATGGACTAATGGAGAACTAGTTGAAATATATGCAAATGCATACGACAACATACAATTAGCAATTGATGAACTAAATGAAGTTGATGAATATAAAGAAATATTAGAAACACTAAAAGAAGCAAAAAGCGAGTTAGAAGAAACAGCTGAAAAGTATATGCAAGCTTTTAATAGAGAATGTGAAACTGAATTGGAGTATCAAAATTTAGAATATGAGAGGAGTAAAATATAATGAAAAATTTAAGTTTATATAATATAACAAATAGTTTTATAACATTATTTGAAAAAGCAGAACAAGGAGAACTAACAAAAGAAGAGATAGAAGAACAAGGCAAAGATTTAGCAATCTCTTTAAAAAATAAGAGTACAAGTATTATAGGATATGTAAGAAATTTAGACTTAACAAGCGAAGCTATAAAAAATGAAATTGATAGATTAACAACTATGAAAAAAGCTATTGATAATAAAAGCGCAAAATTTAAAGAATATGTAAAACAAAATATGGAAGAATTAGAGTTACAAAAAATTGATACTGAACTTGGAACTTTATCTATTGCTAAAAATCCAGCTAGTGTAGAAATATATGATGAAAGTATGATTGCTGATGAATACAAGAAAGAAAAAGTAACTGTAACAATAGATAAAACAGCTATTAAAAATGCAATTAAAGAAGGAAAAGAAGTCGAAGGTGCTAGGCTTGTTGAAGATAAGACAAGCCTAAGGATAAAGTAGGTGAAAATATGAACATATATGAAAAGATGTTAAATATAACTAACGAAATAGCAAGTGTAAACAAAAACTTGACAGTTGGAGAAGGAAAAAGTAAGTACAAAGCAGTTGGAGAAGCTGATGTTTTAAAAGCAGTAAAAGAATTAGAATTTAAACATAAAGTATATAGTTATCCAGTTAACAGAGAAATAATTGAAAGTACTATGTATACAACAAGTAATCAATATGGTGAAAAAAATAATATTTTTAGTAGAATAAAAACAACATATAGATTTGTAAATGTTGAAAATCCTGATGAATATATAGAAATAATATCTTATGCAGAAGGAATTGACACACAAGATAAAGGAGCAGGTAAGGCGATGACTTATTCTGATAAATATGCATTGATGAAAGCTTATAAAATTATCACTGGAGAGGATCCTGATCAAAATCCAAGTCAAGAGGAAAAAGTTACAAACAAGACTTATACAAAACAAAAACAGGAAAAAATACAAGACGAATTAGTGTCTGATGTGCAAGCAAAAGGTATATATAAAGCACTTATAAAAAAATTACAAACAAATGAAGAAGTAGTTAAATTTTTAATGGATAACTACAGCATAGAAAATACAAGCAAATTAATGAAAAGTCAATATGCAGAGATAGTGAGAAAATTTAAATAAAAAAACGGCACTTTTATACGTAGCAACATAGTATGAGAGTGCTTGTATTTTAAAGGAGGAAATATGGAACAATTTCAAAAATTATATATGTTTAATCCATTTACAATAGAAAATGCAGATAGTCAATCTATAGGAATAACATACGCAAGTTTACAAGAAAAGCTAAACAAAGAAACAGATACACCATACCAAATAGCTCAGAATATTGAAATATATGCAAATATGAATTTCTTATTAGGTGAAATGATTGCAAGAATACAAAGAGAATATGACTTACTAAAAACTGAAATAAGTATAACAGAGAATAAACAAGTATACATGCAAAGAAAACAGTGGCAAGAAACGAATACGGAAAAAGCACCAGCTATGAGTTACTTTGAAGCGATGGCAAAAGAATATGTAAAAGAAGATAGTAAAAAATTAGCAGAATTAGGTTCTAAATTATTTAGATTTAAAAAAGCATATGAAAGTATAGAAGGAAAACAGAACGCTTTAAAAAAGAAAATAGAAGCTATAAAGTACGAAATATAAGGAGATGTGGAAATAGTGGATACCAGTATGTTAGCATTTCCAAAACCAAAAGATAAAAAGAAAGTAAAAAAAGATACAAAATGTATCAAAAATGAGAAAAACACTCGAAAAAATAGAAAAAGTTGTTCAAAAAAGGAAGAATTTTGTATAATGCCAAAAAGTAATCTTTATTCGACGACAAGATTTAATGGAAGTGAAAGGCATGAAGTTTTTGAAGGCCGAACAGGAAATAGAGATAAATCTATAGAAGACGGATTAGTTATATTTTTAACACCTGAAATGCACAGAACTAGTTCCAAAGCAATTCATAAAGATTATGAATTTTGGAATAAGGTAAAAGAAATAGCAGAAAAAAGATGGTGTAAATATTATAAAAAAAATAAAAAAGATTTTAAAGACAGATATGGAAAAAATTATTTATAGGAGGAACAAATGAAAATATTAGGTTTAGATACTTCTACTACAAGTACAGGATATGCAGTTCTGGATAATGATAAATTGATTAGCTATGGAACTATAAAAACGCCCAAAAAAGCCGATTTAATTGATAAAATCATCTACATAGAAGAACATATAAAGCAAATTATAAAAGCTAAAGAGGTAGAATTTATAGTTATAGAAGATTTAGCGATGACAAGAAGTGCAGCAACAACTAAAGCGTTGTCTGGATTGTTATACGATTTGCTTGTAGAATTTAGGAAAAGAGAAATTTTGGTTGTAACAGTAAGACCTAGTGAATGGCGTAAAGTGTGTGGAATAAAAGGTAAATGCAGGAAAGAGTTAAAAGAAAATGCAATACAACATGTTAAAAATGTTTATAACATTAATGTAAATGACGATGAAGCAGATAGCATTTGTATTGCAGAATTTGGAAATAGTTTAGAGGTAGAATATGATTGAGAAAAAATTAATAAAAGAATATGAAAAATATAATTTATATGGAATATATAAAAATAAAAAATTATTATATAAAACTTGCGAAAGTAATATAAAAGATTGTTATAAAAAAGGAGAAATTAAGTGATGAAAAAAGTAAAAGGAATTGAATTAATAAGAGCAGTGAACTCTTTAGGAGGAAAAGATGAGTAAAATTGAAGTTGGAGAATATATGAGAACTGATAATGGAGAAATACATAAAGTACTAGATACTGAAAAAGGAAGTATAAAAATAAAATCTCAATATAAAGAATGGATAGGTTTATGTTGCATAAAGAAACATAGCAAACAACTAATAGACTTAATCGAAGTTGGAGACATAGTAAATGGAATGGAAGTATTAGATATACATAAGCCAAGAGATTTATGGGAACCAATAGAAATAAGAGTTGATAGTAGATATACAAATTTTATTTTAGCAGAAGACATACAAACAATACTAACAAAAGAAAGTTATATGGCTAATTGCTATAAAAAAGTAGGAGGAGAAGATGAATAGAGATATAAAAGAAAATTGGGTAATATATAAAGAATTTCCTAAATATGGAGTTAACAAATTTGGGCAAGTATGTTCATTTGATTACAATCATACAGGAAAATTGAAGATAATAAAACAATATAAAGACAGAGATGGATATAAGTATGTATTTCTTATTGTAAATAATAAAAGATATAAGAGATTAGTTCATAGAATGATACTTACGACATTTATACCGAACTTAGAAAACAAGCCTCAAGTAAATCATATAAATGGCACTAGAGATGATAATAGATTAGAAAATCTTGAATGGTGTACTGCTAAGGAAAATGTAATTCATTCTTATAAAATAAATAATAAAAAAACTAGCGATTTATCAAGAAAAAAAGCTAGCGAAAGATTTTCTAAAACAAATAATCCTAAAGCTAAAATTACACAAACAATAGCAGAAAATATAAGAAGAGATAGAAAAAGAGGTTGTTTATTAAAAGAAATATCTAAAAAATATAATTTATCTATTTCGCAATGTAGCTGTATATCTAGAAACAAATTTTGGAATATATATGATAATCTAGAGTTATTAGGAGGAGAATAGATATGTTAAAAATATATGATTTGAATAAATTAAAAATAACATCAATAACAGCAGTTATACATTTTAATTATGAAGATAAAAGCTATTTTATTCATACTAATAATGAAAGCACTACAAATACAACTTTATATGAAGGAAGAACAAAATTTAAAAATGAGCCACTAAAAAGTTGTTTGGGATACATACCAAATTTAATAAAATATAAATATAACAAAAAAACATTAAGCTCAATAGATAAGAGGAATTTTGTAAAACAATTGTATAAAGCAGAACTAATAGATACGTATGATGAAATAAAAATTGAGGTTAAAAGAGAAAGAGAAGAATATAATCAAATATTGAAACAAATAGAACAACTAAATCAACGACTAATAGAAATAAAAAATAGTTAGTGGTAAAGGAGTAAATAAGATATGGAAGAAAAATACATAAATAAAATATTAAATTTTTCAGATGAAAATATATGTCCTGAAAAGGAATTAATTATAAGTAAAGAACAAGCAAAGAAAATTATTAAAGAATTACGAAAAGATTACACACCAAATGCAATAATAGAATTAAAAATTGCAGAATACAAAGAAAGAAAAGCAAAATGTAATGATATAGAAACTAAAATCAGATTAGATGTGAAAATAAGAGCATATGAAGAACTACTAGAAGGGAGAAAAGAAAAGGAATGCAAGGAATGTGAGGTGTAGTTATGGAAGAAGATAAATTGAGTAAGGCAATAGATTTATTGATAAGTGAAGTAAAAATATACGACCAATATTATTGTTTAGCAACTTCACAAGCTTTAAAAACTGTTTTAAATGAATTAGATAGACTACAAAAAGAAAATGAACAGCTTCATAAATTCATATTAGAAGGAATAACAATTGAAAATAGCCCGTTTCAAAATTATCAACTTGATATTTTAAGGGAAAATTTTATTCCAATTTGGAGAATAAAAAATTTAATAAAAGAGCTAAAACAAGATGATATAAATATGACTAGAAAATATAAAGAAAAAAAGAATATTACAGGAGAATTATTGGGTATTGATAAAGTAAGAGTAAGAGCTTACAGAGAAAAGACAAGAGAAATTAATGAGAAATTACATAAAATATTAATAGAAACAACAGAAACAAAGGGGGAAAAATAATATGTTAATAATTATAATTTTAATTTTACTAATTTTAATGATAGTAGGAATTATATTAGATTGCGATGGAGGTTTTGTACTAACAATAAGTGCTTTTGCGTGTGGTGTAATTGCAGTAATAGCTTTAATGGTTTGTCTTTTAAATTATCCATTTGGAATTGAAAAAAAATTACAAATGTATGAAGAAGAAAATTTAAATATTGAAGCGAAAGTTAAAGAAACCGTGCAAGCATATATGAATTACGAAAGAGATATATATACCAATTTAGTAGAAAGTGCAAATTTAGAAACTTTACTAATAAAATATCCTGAACTTAATTCGAACGAATTAGTAAAAGCACAAATAGAAACATATAGAGAAAATTCTAATAAAATAAAAGAATTAAAAGAAGCAAATATAATAAAACCAACTTTAGCGTGGTGGCTTTATTTTGGTAAATAAAGGGGGAATAAAAATGGCAAGCGTAACACAATGTGATGCATGCGGTAATATAGTTAAACATGAAAATAGTAAACGTGTTAGAATTTATGATATTGATAAAAGTGAAAATTTATGCGACCGTTTATTAAATAAAGATATATGTTTAAACTGTTATGAAAAAATGAAGAAGTTTTTTAAAGATAGATAGAGGTGAATAATATATGAATAAATACATTTATATAATATCAGTATTAATTATATTTACAATACTAAGTATTATAAGTTCAGTAGCAGATAAAAAGAAAATTGATTATGTAGCAAATGAATATAAAAATTTACAAGAAGAAAAGACAAGCTTACTAAAAGAAATAAAAGATTTAAAAGAAGAAAATAACGCTTTTAGAAGTGTAATAGACACTTACAATATACCAAACAATTTAGATACTAGATTTGAAGTTGAATAAAAAAATGGAGGTAGGTATATGGAAATTAAAGAAGAATTAGAGAATTATAATAATTATTTGGCTGAAATAAAAGCCAAAAAATATAGTATTAAAAAACTTGAATTGGAAGAAGTTACAATTTCTGGAAGTAATTTTAGCATAAATGGAGATATAAAACCAAAAGGATATATGAGTTCTAATGTAGAAAAGAAAGTAATAGATAATACTGATAAAATAAATAGATTTAAAAAAGAAATAGAGAAATTACAAGCTAAAATTGAAATGATAGAAGGATTTATAAATATATTAAATGATGATCATAGAAGAGTTATTGAATTAAGATATAAATATAATAAATCAGATTTGCAAATATCTAAAATAATTAATTTAACAAAGAGAGCAGTTAACAAAAGAGCAAATATAGCATTAAAAATATTAGAAAAACAGTATAATAATAAAGTTTACCTAAAAAGTACCTAAAGTGTTCCTAACAAAAGCTTGAAATTAAGTATTTAAGCATGCTATAATATATAATAGCAGAAGGTATCGGATATGCCTTTCGCTGGAAATTAACGTTGAGTAAGAATAGACTAGTAACTGACTTACTTTTCAATTCTCTCTTAATTGTCAAAAAAATAAAGACGATTGGTTTTAGACTTGAGAGAATTGCTATTTTGAATGCAAACAAGGGAAACCTTAGTTTTTTTATAATCAACCTCTTATATAGCACTATCTATTATGGTAGTGCTATTATTATTCATACAAATTTCATGAGGTGTCAAACAATTTTCACAAGATTACATACAACACTTGACAATGTATATCACTAATGTTATAATGTAAGTACAATAAGAAAACAATTTATGTAATCTTATTGAACCATGACAAACTGGTTCCTTGCCGTTTGTCGCCTTGTAGTAAATAAAATTGTGCTATAATATTATCGAGAGAGTGAGCTTGGAATAATCACTTTCTCTTTTTTTTATTCATAATTTATAATAAAATGAGTAAAATAATAATGACCTAACTTGGAATTAGGTCATTTTGCGAAGAACTATTTTAACAAAACTTTTGCAAGAATTGTTAAAACAACAGTAAATAAAATTGCTTCAGCCATAATATTATCACCACCTTTCTATGATGGCTAATAATATTATAACACTTGCTAATATAGCAAGTCAACAAAATCAGACAATAAAAAAATACAATGTAGTCCAAGATTGGGCTACTTTTTTAATGCTTATTTATGAGCAAATGAGTAATAAAAAGGTAGTGATACTATGACAAAAGAAGAATATCGAAATTATCTGTGTAAACATTGTATAAGATACAATTGTAAAGAAAATATATGTGAATTAGATAAAGATACATACAAAGTATATAAATGTACTGAATATGTATCTATTTTTATGTGCAATAAAAGAAATTGTAGAGAGTGTGGGAGATGTTAATGAAATTCGAGATAAACAATACGATATGGACGATCGAAAAAGTTGATGAAGCAACAATTAATAATGAAATGAAATCAGATGGAACACTAGGAGTAACAATATTTAAAAATCAAAAAATAATGTTGCTAAAAGACCAAGCAAATATAATTAAGACTTTAAAACACGAACTAACTCATGTGTGGTTGTATGAGTATGGACATAATCAAAATGACAATAAGACATTTACATACGAAGATGTATGCGAAATTGTGGCGAGTTTACATGATTTTATAAGTGAAGTAGTAGAACAATATAAAGAACAAAATCAATCTTATATAGAAAGATTAAAGAAAAATCACAAAGATGATTATATAGATGCAATAAGATATGCCGTACAGTCACCAAAAGGAGAATGAAAATGTATTTAAAAGTAAAAGCAAAGAAAATAAAAAATTTGAGTGTAAAAATAGTTCAAGCCAAAAATAATTTGGTTGTAAGTATATTAAATAAAAAAGGATATGAATGTGATAGTTCACAAATAAGTCAAATAAAAGCAAATAGAAAATTAAATTCAGAACAGAAAAAAGTAATATTAGAAAATCAAAACGAGAAAGTATCAAAAATTGGAAGTTACTATGTATGGGAAGCAGATGTTATGGTAAAGATAGTAGACAAAGTAACAGGAAAAGAGGCATAAGACTATGTGGAACATATTTTTAGGAATAATATTAAGTTGTATAGGAGTAATAGCAATAGCATTTACTCTTTTTATTTTTGTTACAATAATAGATGTAATGATAAAACAATTTAAAAGAAAATAAAGGAAAGAGAGGTAATCTTATATGACAGATGCACAAAAAAGATTTTGCGATGAGTATTTAATAGACCTTAATGCAACAAGAGCATATAAGGTTGCTTATCCTAATTGTAAAAAAGATGAAACAGCAAGAGCAAATGGAAGTAGACTGCTAACAAAAGCTAACATTCAAATATATGTAGCAGATAAAATTAAAGAACGAGAACAAAGAACAGAAATAACACAGGATATGGTAATAAAAGAATTAGCCAAAATAGCATTTTTAGATATAAGAAAATTATATACAGAAAATGGACAATTAAAAAATATAGCAGACATAGATAGTGATACAGCAGGAGCAATATCACAACTAGAAACTTTAGAAGAGTATGAGGGGTATGGAGATGACAGAGAAAAAATAGGTGATACACAAAAAGTAAAACTATTAGACAAAACAAAAGCTCTTGAACTGTTAGGAAGGCATTTAGGAATATTTAATGACAAAATAGATTTAAATGTTAAAGAAAAAGAAGAAAAGAAAAATGCTATATCAGATATATTAAATCAAATGCAAAGTGCAGATGATGTGTAATGTTAAAATTAAGTCAAAAATATAAAGAGTTCTTAAAAACAAAATGCAAGAGAGAGTTTTTAGAAGGAACAACTGCAGCAGGAAAAACAACAGTAGGAATATTCAAGTTTATGTGTATGGTTGCTAATTCTGATAAAAAGTATCATATTATTGCAGGTGATGATGTAGGAACAGTAGAGAAAAATGTAATAAACTCTGAAAATGGTTTACTGGAACAATTTGAAGATATAGCAGAGTATTGGCCAAAAGGAAAAGATAAAATAAGATTACCACATATAAGATATGATACAAACAAAGGTGAAAAGATAATATATGTATGTGGTTATGGTGATAAAAAAAGATGGAAAAAAGTCCTAGGTGGACAAGTTGGCTGTGTATATCTTGATGAAGTAAATTTAGCAGATATGGAGTTTATGAGAGAAGTTACACATAGATGTAAATACATGATGACAACATCAAACCCAGATGATCCATCATTAGATATTTATAAAGAATTTATAAATAAAAGTAGACCAATAGCCAAGTATGAAAAAGACTATCCAACAGAATTACTAAAAGAACTAAAAGAACCACATGTGTTAGGATGGGTACATTGGTATTTTACATTTTATGATAATGCAGCATTAACCAAGGAAGATATACAAGAAAAAATAGATGCAACACCAATTGGAACTAAGATGTATAAAAATAAAATACAAGGACTAAGAGGAAAAGCAACAGGACTATGCTTTAATTTACAACCTAAAAACATAATAACAGTAGAAGAAGCAAAGAAAATGAAATTCAAACTATTTTCTATTGGTTGTGATACATCATATTCAAAAGAAAGCCACGATAAGGTAACATTAGAGGGTATAGGCATAACAGCAGATAATAAATGTGTTTTATTAAAAGAAAAAACATTTAATAATAGAGATAGAACAATACCATTTGCACCATCAGATGTGGTTCAATGGATTGTTGAATTTATGGAAGAGTTCAAAAATGAATGGGGATTTGCAAGAACTTGTTTTATAGATAATGCAGACCAAGGAACAATAATGGAAGCAAACAAAGCAAAAAGGCAAAATGCATTAGTATATAATTTTGAAAATGCATGGAAAAAAACAAAAATAATCACTAGAGTTCAACTACAAGAAAGTTGGTTGAATACTGGTGATTTTTTAATTGTTGAAACTTGCAAAGACTATATAGATGAATGTAATAAATATTCATTTGATGAAGATAATCAGCCAGAAGATGGCAACGACCACTCAATAAATGGTTGCCAATATGCTTGGTTACCACATAAAAAGAAAATTGGTAATTGGGAAGTAATAAAAAAATTGATTAAAGATGAAAGTGAGGAATAAAAAAATGAAAGTAATGATTAGTCAGCCTATGAGAGGCAAAAGCAATAAACAAATAAGGCAGGAAAGAGCTGAACTAGTACAAAAGTTAGAAAATAAAGGATATGAAGTTGTAGATACAGTTTTTGAAGAAGCACCAGCAGATGAGGATGTTGCAATTTATATGTTATCTCAATCAATAAGATATATAGGAAAAGTGGATGGAATTGTCTTTATGAAAGGTTGGGAAAATGCAAGAGGTTGTAAAATAGAATACTATGTAGCTCAATATTATCACAAATTTATAGCAATGGAGGAATAAAAATATGGGAAGTAAAGAATTTATAGAAAAGTGCAAAGAAATAGTAAAACAATATGCAATAGAACATTTAGATAAAAGTGATAATATTCCAGAATTTGATGTATGGTATTGCAAAACATTACAAAATCATAAAGCGTTATTAAGTACAACATTATTTGATGGTATGTATTATGAATGTACATATAATGGAGATAAAAAAGAATTATACTTTGATGCATATAAAAAGTTTGAAAATAAATGTATAAGAATGGAGGAAAAATAATTATGGCATTAGATAGAGTTTTTAGTACACCTACAATAACAGTAGATCAAAATAAATATGACGAGTTAATTATTATAAAAGATAGATATAAACAATTAATACAAAAAGATAAAAAGGAATTATTTGATTTTGGACAAGCAATTAAATATTTAAAAGATGGAAAAAGAGTACAAAGACAAGGTTGGAATGGAAAAAATCAATATATAGAATTAGCAACTAATATTAGTTATAAAAATACTAATAATGAAACGATAAATGCAGAACATGAAGCAATAGGAAATAAAGCAATAGCATTTGTAGGAACATCAGGTGTTCAATTAGGCTGGTTAGCAAGTCAGGCAGATATGCTTGCAGAAGATTGGAGATTAGTAGAGTTAGGAGAATAACATGGGAACAGTCAACGATAAAATTAAAAATGTAATACGAAATTGGTTAGAAATACAACCAAGCGTAGGAGATACAATAACGATACAAGAAACGAATACATTTGAAGGAAACTGTTTTAGAAATTTATTATGGTATAGAGGAGACGCATCAGAATTACATCAATACTACACTCAAACAGACGACTTAATGGGAAATGCAAAATTTTGGGCAGCACAAAGTACAACTGGTATAAATATTAGAAAAATACATACTGGGTTACCTGCTATGATAGTTGATATGTTAGCAGATATAATTGTTGATAGTTTTAATAAAATAGAAGTTAAAGGAAACAACGAAGCACAAACAAATTGGGAAGAAATAGCAAAAGAAAATGACTTCAAAGAAACATTAAAACAAGCAATAATTGATGTATTTGTGCAATGTGATGGTGCTTTTAAAATAAGTTATGACACAGATATAAGTAAATATCCTATAATAGAGTTTTACTCTGGACAAGATGTCGACTATGAATATACAAGAGGAAGAATAACAGGAATAAACTTTAAAAATAAATACCATAAAAAAGATGCTTGCTATACTTTGTTTGAAAAATACTCAAAAAATGGAATAAAATATGAACTATACAAAAATGACCGATTAATGGATAATTACAGAGCCATTCCAGAAACAGCAGATTTAAAAGAACCAAGAGACACAAATTTTATGTTGGCTGTACCTATGATGTTTAATAAATCAAAGAAATATAAAGGCAGAGGACAAAGTATATTAGAGAAAAAATTGGATGCGTTCGATAGTTTTGACGAAGTGTGGAGTAAATGGATAGATGCATTAAGAGATAATAGAACAATAACATATATTCCAGAAGATTTAATTCCGACAGACGACAATGGCAATTTATTAAAGCCCAATACATTTGATAACAGATATGCAAAAACAGGCAGTTCATCAACAGAAACAGAAAGTAGCAAGATAACAAGAGAAAAGGGAGATTTTGATTACGAGGGTATGTTACAGTCATATATAACAGCATTAGATTTGTGTTTACAAGGTTTAATAAGCCCATCAACATTAGGAATAGATGTAAAAAAATTAGACAATGCAGATGCACAAAGAGAAAAAGAAAAAGCAACACAATATACAAGAGGAAAAGTAATAGATGTATTGGAAAAAGTTATTCCTAAGTTAGTTGAAATATGTTTAAAAACATATGATAAAGCACAGAAAAAAACAGCAGGTAAATATGAAGCAACGGTAGATTTTAAAGAATATGCTAATCCAAGTTTTGAAGCAACAGTAGAAACAGTTTCAAAGGCTAGACCAGGACAAAATGTAATGAGCATTGAAAAGACGGTAGACACAATGTACGGTGATAGTTTAACGAAAGAAGAAAAAGAAGAAGAAGTAAAAAGACTAAAAGAAGAAGCGGGAATAATTGAAAAAGAAGAACCTAATATAATGAACTTACTTGAGTAGGTGATTAAATGCAAGATGAATACGATATAAAAAAAATAATGGAAGAAATAGAAATGCAATTAATTGCTTCTATGAAAAGAACATTGTGGAGTCATAAAGAAGATGAAAAAGCAAAAGGATTTGATTGGCCACAGTGGCAAGCACTGAAAATAAAACAATTTGAAGATTATAAAAAGGCAAATAAGGAAATATTTAATAATAATACTAAAAATTTAAATAAGAATATATATAAAAATATAAAAGAACAATTTAAAGAGGGAGCAAGTAAAACAAAAAAAAGTGCTTTAAAAGCCGGAGTAATAAAAAAGGATGATTTTAAACTTGGTGGTTCGTTTTTTGGGTTAAATGATAGGAAATTAAATGCATTAATAAAAAGTACAAAATCAGATATAAAAGATGTAAAATATGCAACTTTAAGAATGGCTAATGATCAGTATAGACAAATAATATACAAGGCACAAGTATTTGCTAATACCGGCGCTGGAACTGTAAAGCAAGCCATCGACATGGCAAGCAATGATTTTCTAAAAAGAGGATTCAATTGTATTGAATATAAAAATGGTAGCAGGCATAATATAGCTGATTATTGTGATATGGCGATTAGAACAGCAAATAAAAGAGCTAACCTAATGGGCGAAGGTGAAATGCGTAAAAAATTAGGTAATTCGTTAGTATATATATCAAAACACGGAGGTGCTTGTGGTAAGTGTACGCCATGGGAAGGCAGAGTATATATAGATGATGTATGGTCTGGTGGAAAAGAAAATGATGGAAAATATCCGTTGTTAAGTACTGCAATAGCTGGAGGTTTATTTCACCCTAGGTGTCATCATGGTGCTAGTACATATTACGAAGGTATAAATGACGAACCAGAAGAAGTGACTCAAGCAAAAGAACATCATAATGAAGAAGATAAATATACTCAATATATACAACAAAGACAGAAACAATATCAAAGATTAGCAACAGGAAGTTTATTGACTGAAAATGTATTAAATTATCAAAATAAAGTAAATGAATTGCAAAATCAAATAGAAAGTAGTAAAATAAGTCTAACAGACGATGAACAATACGCAATAAATCAATATATTAGTTCTGAAAGTTATAAAATAAATGAAATACTAAGAAACAATCTTAAACTGAATAATAATCAAAAGAATATAATTAAGCATTTAGATAAGGCATTAAATAAATGCAAAAACTATAACGGGAAGATAGTTAGAGTTTTAGATATAACAGATAGTAAAAAATTAAAAGAATTTATAGAACTGAATAAACTTAATAAGTTAATAATATTTAATGAATATTTATCTTTTTCAAATAAATCTAATTATAATGAAAATGCTAATGTAATAATATATATTGTATCAAGTAAAGCAAAAGATTTAAGAAAATTTAATCCAGATGAATCTGAAATATTATATCCAAGAAATAGTAGATTTATTGTTGAAAACATAAAGAAAATAAATGATAAATATTATTTGCTATGGAGGGAAATTTAATGGAGAATCCTAGATGGATAAATGAAATACCTAAACCAATTCCAATTAACGAGAAAGTTGAAATAACAGATGAAATGAAAAAAGAGGCCAGGGAGTTCTCAAATGCAGTTGAAAATGGGAAAATTGATGAATGGTTTAACAAGAAATAAGTTTTTATATTAATCGACAAAAATCGACAACATATTATAAGAAAATATTGTATAATTTTTATAGTATAAGGAGATGATGTGTTATGGATACAAAATTTTGCAAACACTGTGGTGAAAAAATACCAGCAGATGCAATAATATGTACTAAATGTGGTAGACAAGTGGAAGAATTAAAACAAGAAAGACAAAATATAGTAATTAATAATAGTAATGTTAATAATAATGTAAATCAGGCGGCAGGAAAAGCAAAAAACAAATGGGTATCTTTAGTATTGTGTATTTTCACAGTGTGCGGACACAAATTTTATGAAGGAAAAATTGGAATGGGAATAATATATTTATTCACAGGAGGATTATTTGGAATAGGGTGGTTAATAGATATAATATCATTATTATTTAAGCCAAATCCATATTATGTATAAAATTTAAGTGCTTACAGAGATGTAAGTGCTTTTTTATATGCAAATTTAGTGTAATGGTAGCACAACAGTCTCCAAAACTGTTAGTAATAGTTCAAATCTATTAATTTGTGCCATAAAGAGTTAGAGAAAACTAGCTCTTTTTTTATGCCTCAAAACATGTTCTGGGGCTAATCAGATCAGCATGGGGGAATTTTCCAAGGAGGTACAAAATATGGAAAATGTAAAAGAAGAAAACGTAGATACTCAGACTACGGCAGGTAACGATGTTCAAAAAACTAATGAACAGGAAAAAACTGAAAAAAAAGGCGAGGGGGAGAAAACTAAAAAGGTAGCACAAAAAAGTGATGATGGCTCAATAGTTTTCAAAAATCAGGATGAGTTAGACGGATTTATTAGAAGAATGTATGCGAAAGGTGCTGAAAAAGCAGAACAAGGTGCAACTTCTAAACAAGTTCAAGAAGCTCAAAATAAGCAAGAGGATAAAGGACAAGAAGAACAAAAAGAGACTGCTCAAACAGACTATACTGACAAAGTAGCACTTGCTATGGCCAAAGCTGGTGTAGATGTCAAAAAAGTTGAAAGAGCAGCAAGATTAGTTGATATGTCAAAAGTTCTAGAAAACGGTGTATTAGATGCTAAAAAACTAGAAGACGAAATCAACGCAGTAATTTCTGAATTTCCTGAGTTAAAAATAGCAAAGGAAGAAGAAAAAGAAGAAAAAGGATTTAAGTTCGGAGCAACACAAAGTAACTCTGACGAAAATCAAAAAAACAAAAAGCCTGTAGCCACAAAAAGATGGAACAGGTTTAATTCATTTTAGGAGGTAATTAATTATGGCAAATTCATTGAATTATGCAGAGGTTTGGCTTCCAGACCTATTAGAAATAATGGAGCAAGATAGTTTAACATCACCATTTATAACATCAAACGTTAAATGGGTAGGTGCTAAAACATTTCATTTTACACAAATGAAGACAAGTGGTTATAAATCACATAATAGAAATGGTGGATGGAATAAAGGTAGTTATGAACAAAATGATGTACCTTATACAGTTACACATGATAGAGATATTGAATTTTTAGTAGATGTAGCAGATGTTGATGAAACAAATCAAACAGCATCAATAAAAAATATATCTAAAACATTCCATAAAACTCAACAAGTTCCAGAGATGGACGCATATTTCTTTTCAAAAGTAGCAAGTGAAGCACAAAAATTAACAGGGTATCATAGTTCTACAGCTGAATCAGAGTGGACAAAAGCAAATGTATTTACAAAATTAAAAGGTATGCTTAGTGCTGGAAAATTAAGAAGATATGTAAAAAATGGTTCATTAATTTGTTATGTTAGAAGTTTTATTATGGATTTATTAGAACAATCTACAGACTTCACAAGAAAAATAGAAATGACACAAATAGCAGAAGGTGGAATTGGTATTGAAACAAGAATAACAGATATTGATGGTGTAACTATTATGGAAGTTATAGATGATGAAAGATTTTATGATAAATTCGATTTTACAGATGGATTTGAACCAGTAGAAAAAGTAACAGCTGATCCAGGCAAAGGAATAGAAGCTGTAACAGGTTCTCATAAAATAAATGTATTAATCGCATCTCTTGAAACTGTAAAAACAGTTCCTAAAATATCTAACATATATTATTTTGCACCTGGTTCACATACAGAAGGTGATGGCTATTTATATCAAGACCACTCATTATCTGATACATTTGTTTTCCCAAACGGAAAAGATAATAAAATTGATAGTATATATGTTGATGTTGATACAACTGAATATGCTGGAGAATAGGAGGTCACAATGTCTAAAATAAAAATAGTAAAAGATAATGTATTATTGTCTATCGAAGAGGAAGAATTAGCACAATATGAGGCAAGAGGATATTCTAAATTAGGAGCTACTAAAAAAGTGGCTCCTAAAGATTTAGAAAAAAAATTAAAGAAATTTGCAAAAGTTAATGAAGAATTAACAGCGAAAATAACAAAAGTTGAAGAAGAAAAGACAGAGTTAGTAAAAGTTAATGAAGAATTAACAGCGAAAATTGCAGAGTTAGAAAAGAAAGTAAAATAAGAGGTGTTGCACATGATAAATGTTTATGCAACAACTAATGATTATTTCAAATATGGAAATAACATATTTGAAAACGGGGAAAATATAGAAAAATATTTAGAATTAGCTTCTATAGATATTAATAAAGCTACGTTAACAAGAATAGAAAGAAGAGGGTTTGATAATTTAACAAATCAGCAAAAAGATTTAATAATCAAAGCAACTTGTATTCAAGCGGATTATATAAAAGAAGAGGGCACATACGATGATGAAAGCATATCTAGTTATTCGATAGGTGGAGACTTAACTATAAATGAAACTGAATCACAAGATATGGCTGATAAATTAAAAATATCAAAAGTGGCTTTTTCTTATTTAAAAAGAACAGGGCTAACGCCAAGAATAATATGATAAAAAAATTAAATCCAAAACATTTAAAAAGATTATTAAATAATGAATGCGATGTAGTTATATATCAAGAAGGCTTATCAGAAGATGGTGAGCCTTTAGCTTCTTTAAACTTAAAAAAACAAAAATGTAGATTTGTTGAAATAACAAAAATTATAATAAGTTCAGATGGAAAGAAAATACAGCTTGTAGGAAAAGTAATATTGCTAGGAGATATAGCACCGAATATAAAGAAGATAAGTGGTGGACAAGTAATAATAAATGAAATAGAATATGAAATTTATCAAGCAAGTAGACCAAGAAATCCGGATGGAACAGTTCATCATACGACATTGGAGTTGATGTAATATGAAGATAACATATAATACTAAAAATATTAGTAGAATAAATCAAAATGCTAGATTAGCTTTAATTGATACATCTGAAGCGATAAAAACTGATATAATTCAAAGCCAAACGATGCCATTCGACACTGGAACAATGCAAAATGATAGTACTTTCACAGATACAAAAAGTAATAAAAAAAATTGTGTTAAAATCGTAGTTGATACGCCTTACGCAAGAAAAGTTTATTTTGATCCTGAATTGCATATAAAAAGAGTTAAAAATCCTAATGCAAAACAGTATTATTTTGATGATTATATTAATGGAATCAAGAAAGATTTACCAATAAAATATTTTAAACAAATGTTAAAAAGGAGAAATGGATAATGATAGCAAGAATTAGTGTATCTAAAATAAGAGATTATTTAAAAACTATTATTACAGATTGCCCAAAATGGTATATAGGCCAAATGGATGAAAATCAAGATAAAGCAATTGCCTTATATGCTAATCGTAGACAATTAGAAGATAATTCTAAATATAAAAAGTTGAAAAGTTATGGAATATTACCAGTTACATTACTGTTAAGATGGACTAAAAATTATAATATGGCTGAAACAATGGCCAATAAAATTTATGAACTACTAGATTGTAGTTCTTTTTTTATTGATGATTATAATTGCTCAATTGAGTGCTTATATAATGGCCCTATTGATTTAGGAGCCGATGAAAACAATGTTTATAAGTTTTCAATAGAATTTAATTTATTATATAGAAAGGGTGAAAATAATGGCAACTAAAACAGGAGTATATCCAGTGTATGAAAACCAATTTCAAGTTGGAACTAGTAAAGAGGCATTAAAAGATATAGCAGATATGGAAAGCTTCTCAGTAAAATTAGATAACGGAGTAGAAGAATGGAATCCACTAGATCAAAAAGGATGGGTTAGAAGATTAATGACTTCTAAATCTGTTACTATTTCTATTTCAGGGAAAAGAAATTTTGGAGATGCTGGAAATGATTATGTAGCAGGATTAGCATTAAAAAATGGAAGAGATGTTGAAGGATGTTTACAATGGACATTTCCAGATGGAGCAAAATTAGTATTCGAAAATGCAATATTTAATATAACAAACTGGGGAGCTGGAAAATCAACAGAAGTTATTCCGCTAGAATTTGATGTAATGTCAAATGGAAAACCAACATATACAGAAGCAGTGGGAGGATAAAGAGAGTAGGTTTAAACCTACTCTTTATTTTATATTTAGGAGGAATTTAAAATGGCAAATTTAGATATAAGTTCAAAATTAGGACACGAAAAACAAGAAATAACTATAGCGAAAGGAAAAACATATGAAGTGAATTGTGGTGCAATTGCAATGTTAAAAACTGAAGAGTTTTTTAATAAAGGAGAAATTTTAAAGGCTATTGAAACTTTGTTAGGAAAAAAAGCAATAAAGGACATTGAAGATATGAATTTAACATTAAAGGAAATGCAAGTTATTATAATTGCAGCTGCTGCACAAGTAAATGAAATATCATATGAGGAAATGGAAAAACGATTTCAAAACAAGTGATGAACAAGAATTATGGTATGATATGAAAGAAGACTGGCCTTTGATAGAAGCTAGTTTAGCAAAGCAATATGGCATTAGAATTAGAAAAGAAATTGATAATATGAGCTATGCCGAGCTTTGCACTTTGGTTTCTGGATTAATGTCAGATACGCCACTGCGGAAATATTGTTCAAATTCGTAGTGAGGATAATGAAGAAACTCTTAAAAGTTTCACACAAGAACAAAAAGATATAAGATGGAAATATAGAAATAAAATTGCTAAAAAAATTAGCAAAGAAGAATACGATAAAATTATCACTGAAATGCAAAAAGCATTTAAAGAAATGGCTGGTGATAATAAATGATAGAGGTTAGATGCCCAAATTGCAATCAACTCTTAATAAAAGTTGAAAAGTGTAAAGGGGAAATAAAGTGTATACGATGTAAGAAAACAATAAAAATTAATATAGATGAAAAAGACAGAGTGAGCAACACGACTAGTGTTAGTGAGTAGTTAGCCAATACCTGGTTTTCGTAGTAAGAAGAAAGGAAGGACAGGTATGAGCACTAACGTAGGAGCTGTTGATTTTGAGTTGCTATTAAATTCTAATCCGTTCAACAATGGATTAAAAAATGCTACAACTTCAATAAAAGGGTCTGGAATAGAAAATTCTTTAAAAAAAATTGGTAAGTTAGCCTTGGCAGCTTTTTCCGTAAAAGCAATTATTAATTTTGGAAAAGAATGCATAAATCTTGGATCAAATTTAACTGAAGTACAAAATGTTGTTGATGTTACTTTTGGAAATTTAAATACAGAAGTAAATAAATTTGCAGAAAATGCAATAACTCAATTTGGTTTAGGACAAACAGTAACAAAAAAATACGTAGGTACTTTTGGAGCAATGGCAAAGGCTTTTGATTTTTCAAATAAAGAAGCATTAGCAATGTCAGAAACATTAACAGGATTAACTGGAGATGTTGCTTCATTTTATAATTTGTCTAGTGATGAAGCATATACTAAATTAAAATCAGTATTTACGGGCGAAACAGAAACTTTAAAAGATTTAGGTGTTGTAATGACACAAAACGCTCTTGATCAATATGCACTGGCAAATGGGTATGGAAAAACAACATCTAAAATGTCTGAACAAGAAAAAGTAGCTTTAAGGTATAAATTTGTATTAGATAAATTAAATATAGCTAGTGGAGATTTTGCAAGAACTAGTGATAGTTGGGCAAACCAAACAAGGGTATTAAGCTTAAGATTTAATGAATTAAAAGCAACTTTAGGACAAGGTTTTATTAATATATTTACACCTATTATAAAAGGAATAAATTTAGTACTTTCTAAGTTACAAGTATTAGCTAATGTTTTTAAATCATTTACGGAAATGGTTTTTGGAAATGCTGGCGGAGATGATAACTCAAGTTCTGTTTCAAACTTAGCCTCAGATGCATCAAAAGCAAGTGATGCCGTAAGTGGTATAGGAGATAGTGCTGAAAAAACAAAGAAAAAATTGCTAGGTTTACGTTCAATAGATGAACTTAACAATCTTGGGGATTCCGATTCTGATTCTGGTTCTGGCTCTATTGGTAAAAGTAAAATAGATACTAGTGAAATAGGTAGCTCTATAATTGGTCAAACAAGTTCTAGTATGGATGCACTTATAAATAAGTCAAAAGAGTTAATGAATATATTTAAACAAGGCTTTAAAGAAGGATTTGGTAATTTTGATTGGAGTGAGTTCAAAGAAGATTTAAATGGAATAAAGCAAAATTTAATTGATATTTTTAGCAATTCAGAGGTTAAAAATGCTGCAAATAAATGGGCTAATTCTGTTGTGATTAATTTTGGAAGAATTGCAGGTAGTATAGCAAGTATTGGAGTAACAATTGCTGACAATTTAGTTGGAGGTTTTAATAAATTTTTATCTCAAAATAAGGAAAAACTACAGCAACATTTAGTGAAAATTTTTGATATATCATCAAGAAGTCATGAAATACAAGGAAAATTTGCTGTTACTATAGCAGATATCTTTAGCGTTTTAAGAAGTGAAAATGCAAAACAGATAACAGCAGATTTAATGGCTATATTTACAGATGCTTTTTTAAATATACTTGAAATAGCAGGACAATTTGGAAATGATCTAATGTACATTATTTCAGAACCTATTAATGAAAATAAGGATAAAATAAAACAAACATTAAATGCTATTTTTGAACCTTTGTCTCAAATTTTAAGTACAGTAAAGCAAGGAATACAAGATACTTTTTCTAAATTTTGGGATGTTTATGATATGTATATAAGTCCAGCTGTAGAAAATATAAAAAATGGATTTTCAAGCATTTTAAGCACATGCCTAACAGTTTGGAATGATAATATAAAACCAATTTTAGATGAGTGGGCAATAAAATTTGATACTCTTTGGAAGGAACATTTACAACCACTTGCTAATAGTTTTCTAGAATTTTTTGGAAAATTAATCAATGGTCTATCAGAAATTTGGAATACTTGGCTAGTTCCAATTTTTGACTGGATAATAAAAAATATAGTTCCCGTTCTAGCACCAATTTTTAAAGAAATTGGCAATACTATAATGAATGTATTTGGAAAAATTGCAGATATCTTACGAGGATTTTGGAATATTTTAAGTGGAATTATTGATTTTATAGTAGGAATTTTTACAGGTGACTGGGATAAAGCATGGAATGGAATAAAAGAAATATTTTCAGGTATTTGGGAAATTATAAAAGGCGTTTTTGGAGCTGTTTGGGAAGCAATTAAAGGTATTGTTAATATTGCTATAGAGACTGTAAAGTCAAAAATTAAGTTAGGATTAAATGTTATAAAATCTACATGGGAAAATATTTGGAATGGAATAAAAAGTTTCGTAACTAATATTTGGAATGGAATAAAAAACGTATTTTCTGGAGTTGGAAATTGGTTTTCTAATGTATTTCAACAAGCGTATAACGGGATTACTAGAATATTTAGTAATATAGGAAATTTCTTTTCAAATATTTGGAACGGCATTAAAAATGCATTTTCTAATTTAGGAACGAGCATAGGAAACGCTATATCAAACGCTGTAAAAAGTGGAATAAATGGTGTTATATCATTAATAGAAAGAACAATAAATCGTGCTATTAGTATGATAAACGGAGGTATTGATCTAATCAACTTGATACCTGGGGTTTATGTTGGGCATGTTCCATCTTTATATTTACCAAGGCTGGCACAAGGTGGATATGTAAAAGCAAATACGCCACAGCTTGCGATGATAGGTGATAACCGACATCAAGGCGAGGTTGTAGCACCCGAGGACAAGCTACATAGTATTATGGCAGAAGAATTATCAAGATTTCAGGGAAATGGAAGTAATAGTGAAGTAATTGCATTGTTAAAAGAAATATTGAAATATTTGAGAAATTCCGGTGGAGATACAGTATTAAATATTGATAATATAGAATTAGCGAGAGCTGTAATTAAAGGAATGAAAGCATTACAAGCAAAATCGGACAAACCAATACTAGATTTTATTTAGAAAAGGAGTAGGAAAATGGCAATATTAAGAATAAATGGAGCAGAAATACCTGCTCCTAAAACATGTAAAATAGGTATATCAGACCAAGATTATAATTCTGATACTGATTCAAATGGAAATTTACATAGGAACAGAGTTGCAATAAAAAGAAAAATATCAAATGAATGGGGTCCTCTTACTTGGACTGAAATAAGTAGAATATTAACATCTATAAAGGATGTTTTTTTTAATGTTACTTATCCAGACCCACAAACTGGGAAATATGAGACAAAAAGAATGTATGTAGGAGATAGAACAGCTCCTATTGTAGCTATACAAGATGATGGTAGTATTATGTGGGAAGGATTAACAGCTGATTTCGTAGAAAAGTAGGTGATTAGATGTATATTATAAACCCATATTATTTGGAAGCATTATACAAAGAAGATAGAAGAACAAGAGCAAGAATAAAAATAAATGATATTACTATAAACAATGAAAATATAAAAAACATAAAATATGATTTGAGTATTAATGATAGTGAAAAATTTACAATAGGTGGAGTATATGGAGCTACTGCAACTGTTACATTATTAAATTATGATAATGAATTTGACAATATAAAATTCGAAAATAAGGAATTTAATATAGAATTATGTGTTACGATAGATGACTTATATACAGTAGGACAATTAAATACTGAATTAGTAAAAATATTGAATGCATTAAAGATAAAACACCTATCCTCGCTGTGGATTCCACAAGGAATTTTTTATGCAACTGATATTAAAAAAAATGAAAATAAAACTATTACAATAAAGCTTATAGACAAAACAAAATATTTGGAAGATGAGTATAAATGTAATTTAGTACCACCGTTCACATTAAAACAATTATATGATGATGTTCACAAGCAAGCACAGATAATATCTGATACAAAAAACTTTTATAATCAAGATAAAACAATAGATAAAGTACCAGAACGGGTACACATATAAACAAATTTTAGGCTATATATCTGAATGTGCTTGTGGCTTTTATATACTAAATAGGCTTGGAAATGGGGAATTAAGGAACTATGGAGTAGACAGTGTTAAATCAATTTCAAAAGGAGAATATAAGCAATTTTTACCAGCGGAAAACTATATTACAATTCAAAAAATAAAATATGCAGGAAGTAATATCATTGGAGCTGAAAAAGGATATGTTTTAGAGTTAGAAGAAAAAAATCCTTTTATCGATGATATTATAGCTCAAAACATATTACTAAAAATGCAAGGTTTTACTTTTATAACGTATACATATAAGGCTACCATTTCAGATTTTGCAGCAGACGTAGGAGATATGTTTGATATAACAAATACTAATGATGTTAAATATTTAACATACATAATGGGAAACGCTTGGGAATTTAATGGAGCTGTTAGTCAAACATGGACTGCAAAAGGTGAAAACGAATTAAATAATACATATTCATCAAGAGGCCCAATAAATCAGCAAATAGAAAACATTGTAAAAGAACAAATACCTAATGTAAAACAAGAAGCTATAGAAAAAGCAACAGAACTATTAACTGAATTTAACGGAGGATATGTAGTAAAAAAAAATGGCGAATTATTTATTTCAGACAATGAAGATATAGACAAAGCTCAACACATTTGGAGATGGAATATAAATGGCTTAGGTTATTCTAGCACTGGAATAACTGGCCCTTATGGTTTAGCAATTACAATGGATGGAAAAATAGTAGCAGACTTTATTGCTACCGGTGAAATGTCAGCAGATAGAATAAGCGGAGGAACATTAAAACTAGGTGGAAATAATAATATTAATGGAGAAATACAAGTTGTTGACTCAGATGGAAAAGATTTAGTAAAAATAAATAAACAAGGAGTAGAATTAAGCAATGGTACTAAATTGATAGGTGGAAATGGTGTATTATCTAATTTTTCTTATAGCACAGAAGCATGGGAGGAACTAGGATTTACTGAGCCTGTGAATGGAGAAGTATCAAAACTTTCTTTTAAACTAGCTGCTTATATACCAGACAGTTTTGAAATTTTAAATGCATTCATTACGATATACCATGCACCAAGATTTTTAACTAATATAGATTTTAGTGGTGAAAATAGTTGGTGTAATAGTAGAAAAGTTAAGCTTTATAAAATAGAAAATATTAGTGATTATTATATTTCAGGTTCATATGCAAGTGAATATAATGCAACTGAAAGTAATTATGAAGAAATATATAAAGCATTTGGAGAGAACCGGATTTACAGGAACAGTACCAACGGCAACGCCGCATACAGATTTAAAAAATACAGTTAGTAGTTGTAAAAGTATTGATATATCAAAAGAAATAAAATCAGGAAAATATAATTACTTTAAAATTGAAAGTGATGATGAAATACCAAGTTCTGTAATTGATAGTGTAAAAAAAACTGGGCTGATGATGGCAACATTAAACGTTATTGGGTATATGAAATAGGAGGAATGATATGAGTAAATTTACAGACTTTTTAAATTTATTTAAATGGGACTCAATTGCTGATGCTGAAGAAGAATTTAATATAGATAAAGCACTAAATGAAAACTGGGATAAAATAGATACTAAATTAAAAACTTATATAACAAATCTGCAAGCAAATAAAGTTGATAAAGAAGATGGGAAAAATTTATCTACAAATGACTATACAAACAAAGAAAAAGAAAAATTAAATAATATTGAGTCAAATGCACAGGTTAATTTAATAGAAAAAATACAGAAAAATGGTATAGACATAGACATTATAAACAAAATGGTTAATTTAATATTAACAAAAAATGATGTTGGCTTAGATAATGTAGATAATACAAGTGATATAGACAAACCTTTGTCAAATGCAGTAATTACAGAACTAGCAAAAAAGCTAGATAAAACATCAAAAGCAACAAGTACTGAAGCAATAGCAGGGACAAATAATACAAAATATACAACACCTTGTAGTGTAAAAAGTGCAATTGATAAAGCATTAGAGGGATATACACCAAGCGGCGGTGGTAGTGGAGGCGATACTTTACCAATAGGAGCAATATTACCTTTTTCAAGTGATACAATTCCAAACGGTTGGTTATTGTGTGATGGTAGTGTAATAGAACAAGAAGATTATCCTGAACTTTTTGAGGTTTTGGCTGGAAATTATGGAATAATAAGTAGAGAAGAAATAAGATTACCTGATTTACGCGGGAAAGTAACAGTAGGGAAAGATAGCACTGATACAGACTTTAACACACTAGGCAAAACAGGAGGAGAAAAGACACATACATTAACAGTATCTGAAATGCCAAAACATTCTCATAATTTTCAATTTGATCAAACAGAAGGTAGTAACGTAACAGCAGTAAAAACTGGAGTTAACAATGCGTATGCCAAAGCGACAAGTGAAACGGGTGGAAACCAACCACATAATAACTTACAACCATACTTAGTTACAAACTACATCATTAAAGCAAAAAATACAGTAGTCGTAAAAGGCGATGTAATACAAGAGAATGGTACAGCAAGTGAAACTAATGTATATAGTGCTAAAGCTATTGATAATAAATTAAAAACAAGTGTTAAAGTAGAGGAAAGTGGAGATGGATATACAAAGTATTCAGATGGAACAATGGTATGCTATGGCACAGCTTCTGTAACAAATCCAAGTTTTGATGATTGGTATGGATTTTGTAGACTAGCAAATGAGACTACTACTAATTTAGTTAAAACTTTTAAAGATAACAACTATTCTTTAACAATGACTTCTAAAACATTTGGTTATTTTACTGCAATGATAACATCAAAAACAGCTAGTTCATTTAAATTTAGAGCTTTTACACATAATAATACTGCATATAACCCAGGCAATGGAACTTTTGATTATATAGCAATTGGAAAATGGAAATAAAAAATTAAACTATAAAATATTAAATAAAACAATACAAAAAATACATAATAGGAGTGATTTGATATGATAAACAAAGATATTAATATAAAAGTGCTATCAAATAGCATGATAATATTAGATAAAGCAGTACTTGGTATAAGCGGTGAAAATTTGCAAGGAAAAATAATATTTAATTTTGAAGAATTTGTCGACGGCGTAGCTTGGCTTGAAATTGAAAAAGAAACTGGAGAAAAAGGCTACATTCAAATGACAAAAGAAAATGAAACATATACTTTAGAAATAAAATCAAGTTTGTTAAATCAAGCAGGATATATATATATGCAATTAAGAATTACGCAAGATGAAAACGTAAACGGAATAGCAGTTTTCAAGTCAAAAAAATTCTATGTAGAAGTACTTAATGCAATTAATGCTACAACTACAATAGAAGATGATTATCCAAGCATTATTGATATTGTAAATAACAAGCTAGAAGCTGACGATATCACAGCTGGTGATAATATTACAATTGAAAAAAGTGGCAAAAAGGTAATAATAAACTCTGCAAGTGGTGGCAGTGGAGGCGTTTCAAAAAAATACGTAGATGACCAAGACACTAAAACTCTTTCTAGTGCTAAACAATATGCTAATGAGCAAGTACCAGAAATAGTTGAAACATATGTAAATGAGCATAAAGAAGAGCTCAAAGGTGATAAAGGTGACACTGGACCACAAGGCCCACAAGGCATTAAAGGAGCTACTGGGGAAACAGGACCTCAAGGACCACAGGGAGTTCAAGGAGAACAAGGACCTAAGGGAGATAAAGGAGCTACTGGGGAAACAGGACCTCAAGGACCACAGGGAGTTCAAGGAGAACAAGGACCTAAGGGAGATAAAGGAGCTACTGGGGAAACAGGACCTCAAGGAGAACAAGGAATACAAGGTCCATCTGGTCCACAAGGTGATAAAGGCGATACTGGAGATAAAGGTGATGATGGATTTTCTCCAATCGCAAATGTCACACAAACTCAAAGTGGAGCAACTATAACAATTACAGATAAAAACGGTACTACAACAACTGAAATAAAAAATGGAAAAGACGGAGCTAATGGCAAAGATGGTACTAATGGAACTAATGGAAAAGACGGAACTAATGGTAAAAATTATTCTGTAGAAATAGTAGAAAGTACATCAAATACGCAAGAAATACAGTCAAATAAATTCTATAAGTTTGGTGAAGTATCAAGTTTAAATATTACACTTGCAGCAATAACAGATACATCAGTTTTAAATGAGTATATGTTTGAGTTTACAAGTGGTAGTACAGCTACAACTTTAACTTTACCAAACACAATTAGATGGCTAGAAACACCGTCTATAGAAGCAAACAAGACGTATCAATGCAGTATAGTTGATAATATAGGTGTACTGTTGGGGGTGGCAAATGTCTAATTTTAGAAGAAGATTAATGATGAGTATAAAGAAAGAAGAAAAATACACACAATTAGAATACATTGAAAAAAATGGATTTACTCAGTATATTAATACTGGTTTAATTCCACAGCCAGATTGGACTTATGAATTTGATTTTGAAAGAATCGGGAATTTTAATTACTTATGTGGGTCTGATAAAGGTTATAAAGAAGGCTCATTTAATATAAGCATTGATTTAACAAATTTTGCAGGTTTACGAACTTTAAATTTTGGAACTCTTTTTAATAATTCAGGAATAACACCACCAATAAACAAAAGAATGATTATCACTAAAAAACCAAATCAATTTATAATAGGAACAAATACTTATAAAATTGATAAAGGAAATATAAAGGCTGAGTATCCTCTTGTGATTTTTACAACAAATCGTAAGGGTACACCACAAGTTAGTAGTATATTTACTCAGCAATACAAATTATATTCTTTTAAAATAACAGATGAAAATGGTAATCTTATTCAAAAATTGTTGCCAGCATTAGATAAAAACGGTGTTGTTGGTATGTATGATACCGTAACAAAAGAATTTTATACAAATCAAGGTACAGGTGAATTTATTGCAGGACCTAAAGTAGAAGATTAACTATAATGAGAGGTGTAAAAATGTTAGTAAAATATATAAATGAATACAATATAAAATATGCAAGTTACAAAAAGATACTAGAATATGATAATAAGCAAGTAATAAATCCACGTGATGAAGATTTTTTGAAAGCAGGGTATAAAGAACTAATTGAAACTGAAGAACCTTCTTACAATTTAGATACAGAGTATTTGCAAACTTACTATTTAGAAGAAAATGATAAGATAATACAAAAATGGGAAGTTAAAAAAATAGAAGAGAGCGAGGTGTAAACAAAATGGATAACAATTCAATTTTACTCTTGCTTGGTTTTATTGTAACTTTAATTTCAGTAATGACGCCAATTATTAAACTAAATAGTTCTATTACAAAATTAAACGCAACAATAGATAGTCTAGACAGGAATATGGCGAAAAGTCAAGCAGATATAAAAGAACATGATGAAAAAATAAACAATCATGAAACGAGAATAACTGTATTAGAAAAAGAAAAGAGGTGATAGTATGAAAAAACTACTAGATGTTAAGAGTATTGTAACATTAGCATTAACACTTGTATTTTGTGTACTAGCGTGTAGAAAAATAATAAACGCAGAACAATTTTTAACAATATTTACAACAATAATTGCATTTTATTTTGGAACACAATATCAGAAAAATGTAGAAACTAAAAATCAAGAAAATAGCGAAAAATAGCAAGGTGTAATTACTATGCCTTGCTTTTAAAAAGCCTTTAAAATCAATTTTAGAACGTTGATTATGTTAAGTAAAAGGAGTGATTTTCATGAACGAAAATGAAGATTTAGAAATAGAAGAAGTAGAGTTCGATGAAGAACTTTATAAGAAAAATTTAGAAGAAAATGATTTTTCTGGAAAATCTACAGATGAAAGGGGCGATGAAAATGCAAATAACTAAATTAAATTGCCCTCAAAATAAAATTGCAATAAAATGTCCTTATACTCAAGTACCAGAAATGATAGTTGTTCATAATACAGCAGGTAGAGCTAGCGCAATGTCTGAAGTATCCTACATGTTAGGTAATAATAATTATGTATCATTTCATTATGCTGTAGATAACGAAAGAGCAGTACAAGGTATAGATGAAAATCGTTGTGCATGGCATGCAGGAAATTATCCTATTAATTTAAAATCTATATCTGTAGAAATATGTTATAGTATGACTGGAGGAGACATTTTTGAGCAATCTGAAAGAAACGCAGCAATATTAATTGCTAGTATATTAAAACGTTACGGTTGGGGTGTAGATAGAGTAAGATATCATAAAGAATTTGCAAATACTTCATGTCCTCATAGGACTTTGGAACTAGGCTGGGAAAGATTTTTAAATTTAGTAAGAGCTCAACTAGGACAATCTAGTGTAAATATACCTCAAGAACAAGCACAAACTACAAGTATTAATAAACAAGTAAGGGTAACAGCTGCGCAAGGATTAAATGCACGCTCTGGAGCAGGTACAAACTATGCAAAAGTAGGAGCATATGCTTACAATACAGTACTAACAATTATAGAACAATCTGGAGAATGGGGAAAGACAACTAACAATAATTGGGTATGTTTAACTTATACATCTGCAATTGCTAATAATGCTACATCTAATAACTATAAATTAGGAAGATATAGAGTAAATTCTAGTATAGGTTTAAATGTTAGAACAGGACCAGGCGCTAATTATGCTAAGAAAAAAACATATGCAAATGGTACAGTATTCGATACTTATCAAATATCTGGAAAGTGGGCAAGGACACCCTCAGGCTGGGTATGTTTAGATTATGCTAAGTTAATTTATGCTTACTAATTTTGTCTAATTTTAGCGAATATGTTTATACTTTACATAAATCATGTTATAATTATCATAGGAAGTGATAATATGAAGAAATATGATGTATTAATATCACTTAATAAAAAGAAAAAAAGATTAAATGAACTTGTATTAAAAAAGAAGTTAAGTAGTAAAAAAGTAATAAGTTTAAGTCAAAAAATAGATGAATTACAAAATAAATTAGAGCAGACTTAGTTCTGCTCTTTATATTTTTTCAAAATTGGTTTGAAGTATTTATCTTCAGCGGCTTTTCGAGCTTTAATTGCATCTTCTATATTGTCAAAATATCCACAAAAATGAGGTTTACATTGAAAATTTATAACAGCAACCCATTTTTTATGATATGAGTTCCAATGTACGCCACGGTGTTTGCTTTTACTATTAGAATTAGCAGAAGATTTTTTTATTAAATCAATATTAGTATTATCTTTTAATTGTCTAGTTTGTAATTTTCTCATAGATGCCTTTTGTCTTTCTTTTTGCAGACAACCGCAACTTCTTACTAAATGATTTACAAGTCGTTTAGAAGAAACTTCAATAATATTTCCGCAATCACATTTACATTTCCAAACTATAGAATTTTTATCAGCTCTTTTATCAGTTTCTTCTAAAACAGTTAATCTACCAAATTTTAATCCGATTCAAATCTTTTTTATTGTAGTCCATTGCCATTAATTCCTCGTAAATACTCAAACCACGGCATTAAAGGATATTCTTTTATAAAAGAAGATAAAGTAGTTATACTCATGTTTTTTCTACCTTTTTTTAGTTCAGTGATAAGCTGTTGACTAATATTTAATTTATTAGCAATATCTTTTTGTTGTTGTTTTTTATTAATATACAATAAAATATCTTTAAATTTTATAGATGTATCACCAGAAACTATTAGCTCTATATGATATGGAAGTATTTCAAATTGATATAAGTCTACAATTTCTATAAAAAAAGTATTCATTATTTTTTCAACTAATTCAACAGTTATATTTGCTTTATTAGAAATAGTTATTGAACATAGTTTACTATTTGTACGAGATAAATATACATTTATAAATGTACGTTCTAAGCCTTCTGAGTCTAAAACATATGGTATTTCAATACATTTTTGTTTGAATAAAGACATTATATTTTTACCTGTTATAATATATTCTAATAATTCATCAGAAGGAATGCCTAAGATTGTGCATTCATCTGCTTTTTTTTCATTAATTAAATTAAATAATATTTGTTTTTTATTCATATCATTAACTCCTTTTATTTATATAATACTGCTGTTTCATATCCACCTCTTTTGCCAAGTGTTAATTTATAACCTAGTTCTTCAACACAGTAATCTATAAAACTTATAAGACCTGCATTTGTTGTTTTTCTTGAAGCAATGTCTCTATAAAATCTTCCAATATTTTCAATTTTTCCTTCTTTAGTTAATTTTTCTAACATAATTTTTTGGTTTATTCCTAATCTTTTCATAATTTTCTCCTTTTTAGAGTGCTAGCCGTTTGGTCTAGTCTTATCTCTTACGTTAAACATATTATAATACACTTTTAGTGTATTGTCAATACTTTTTTGAAAAAAGTTAAAATTTTTTTAAAATAGAAAAAATCATTTGACACTACATTTTTTGTGATGTTATAATAATAATAGGAGGCGAGATATTTTGATAAATAAATATATAATAAATGAGATTTTCAATTTTAATAAAATGATAAAAGAATTAGAGAATTATTATACTATTGAATTTGAAACCGATAGTTTGATACTACATAGTAAAAGCGACAAAAAAATATATTGTATTGATTATAAATATATAGATGAGAATAATGTTAAAATATTAGATAATTACGAATTGTATAAAGAAATGAAATCGTCTGATATAAATCAGCATAACTAAAATAGCTTAAGTGTGCTACTACATTTTGACTTTTGGCAAATTTTTATAAATATTTGTACCCATATTTGTACCCATATTTGTACCCATATTTTTGTTGTTATCATGAATATATCAAACATATATTAAACAAAATTTGTGAGTTAAACTAATACCTAAAAGTGCTGAATTTTCAATGTTGTTATTACCAAAAATATATTAAGTTATAATTAAAGCTATTTTTACGATATGTTTCCTTCCACCCCTGCCAATAAAAA